TAATTAAACCTGATAGTGTTTATGAAAAACTCCAAGAGATAAGTGGAGAGATTCAAGTTCTCTCTGCTAAACTTGATGGAAAGGACATTGTATAATGTTTGAGAAACTAAAAAGAGCAAGAAAATCTGATGGTACATTCAAGAAGGATGTGGCGTGGACACCATGGAATGAAGCATGGAGTTATAAAATGAGTGAAGAACTCAAAGATATGATTGAAAGAACTGCTTGGACCTTCATTGAAGCGTTCATTGGTGCATTAACAGTTGCTCCATTAGTTGGTGTAGACGCTGAAGTAATTCAGTTGGCTGCGTTAGCTGGTGGTGGTGCTGCATTAGCAGTTGTCAAGACATATGCAAAGAAACAAATTTCTAAATAGCTAAATAGTCTTACCTAGTCTGTATAATGTTGTTAACAACAGAATAGGAGGAACATGGCTGCGAATAAAAAGAAAAAAATTCCTGAAGAGTGGGGTAATAACTTCTACAAATCAGGATGGCAACCTGGATTAGAGCTTAATGAAGCGACAGGAACAGGTGAAATAACACACGTTGGAACAGACCCTAACTATCGTAATAAGTTTGATGATATATTACGTGGGTGGGGATTTGACCCAGAGTTATATGAGATAGTAGATACTGTACGTGCATCTAGTTGGAACACACAACTTAAAGGTGGTACAGTTGAAACCTTTTATGCCTTTAAAGGTGTAGTAAAGAAGAAGAAACCTGGTCAAGATAAATACTTTAAAGAATTATTTAAACAAGCTAAGAAGAAACCACCAGCTAAACCTAAATATAATGGAGGAGATACAGCATTTCTTTGGTTATGTAGCGATTGGCAACTCGGTAAAAAAGATTTCGGAGTTGAGAACACCATCAAAAGATATGATATTGCTTTACAAGATGGAGTAAATAGAATACATGAGCTACGTAAATCTGGTGTATTAATAGATGAGATATATATATTAGGACTCGGTGATTTAACAGAGAATTGTTATGGCTTCTATGATAGCCAAGCATTTAATATTGAACTCACATTGAAAGAACAGTACGCACTAGCAAGAGCTATGCTAATGAAAACAATAGATACCTTCTTACCTTTAGCTGATAAGCTAATACTTGCAGGTGTACCTGGTAACCATGGAGAAATGTCCAGGTCAGGTAAGGGTCAGGTTACTACTAACCGACTAGATAATTCAGATACAATGCACCTAGATATATGTGGTGAGATAATGGCAGCTAATCCTAAGAGATATAAGCAGGTTAAGGTAGATGTAGCTGATGGATTTCACCAGGTATTAAACATAAAAGGAATTAAGACTGGGTTAAGTCATGGTCATATGCAAGGTGGACCTGGAGGTAATCCAGAAAATAAGATAGAGAACTGGTGGAAGGGTCAGATGTATGGGTTCTTGCCTATGAATGACGTAAAAGTTTTAATCACAGCTCACTACCATCACTTTAGAAGTAAGCAGCAAGGAGATAGAACTTGGTTTCAATGTCCTAGCTTAGATAAGTCTATAGATTTTACTGCACGTTCAGGATTGTGGAGTCATCCAGGAGTATTAACTTTTACTATAAATAGAAAAGGTTGGGATAACTTAAAGATTCTTTAGGTTAAAATATTCTGGTCCATCATGGAACTTATCTAATTTAGATTGAGGTAATGCTTTGAGTATCATATCTACTGTAAGGAACTTTGGTTCCTCTCCTCTTATACATACCACAATGCAGTAGTTGGTTGCATAATCTTCACACATTAAAGAATCAAATAAGATGTAGTGTTTTAAATCCTTGAGTTTTATTTTGTAACTTGATTTAATCTCACAAAAGAAATGTTGTTTGTCATCATACACAAAATAATCAGGGAAGGATTTTATTAAAGGATTCATATTAAACCATTGAGGTATAGGACTAGATTTAAAATCAGGTGTATCGTTTAGATGAAGCCTCCGATACTTCATGCCTTTAAGTTTGCAATAGTCTTCAAATATTTCTTCAGCAAAATCTATATAGTTACCTGCTCTCTCATCATAATCTAATTCATTATGCTTACCTGTTTCACTAATAGGTTTAACTGAATCTATTTCAGGGTCGTACCAGAATCCCATTACTTATATCCTGTTACGTGAATACATTTGTGAGGTTCATCTTGTAATAGTTCTTGACAATCTTCACAATAATAACTCTGACCTGGAACTGGATGGCTCATTATTCAGCCAATGTTTTTAAGCAGGGATTACAACACATATAATCTTTACTTGTAAATGGGAATGTATGACTATCTCCACACATAAAACAAATAAACTTTCTTATTTCTTTAGGTGTATATCTATTCTTAAATATAAAGTTCTTTAAATAAAATAGTATATTAAGTATCATTCTTCCTCCCAATCATTTATATTTATCATATCTCCTGGTTTTGGTTCATCCCATGTATCAACTAAAATCTCAGGTGGTATTGGTATTCCTTTTCCTTTTCTTCTGTTACCTCTTTTATAAGCATCAGAAGGGTAGCTCTTGGGCATTATCTTTCTCCTTTTTTTTCTCCACTAAAGCATGACAAGTTGACCACTCCCAACTGTGTGAAATCTTTGGGTGTTGTAGTTTAAATCTTTGACCACAATATTTATTTCCTTCACTATCAGTATAGAATATTTTATTATTCTTACACATACTAGGTGCTTTACATCTTGTATCAGGTTCAGAAGGTATATCAAAATTATGATTAGGGAATCTTTTTTTTAGTTTCTCTTTTAATTTTTCTATACCTACTGAATTACCTATTGGTTCTAAAGCCATTCTGTTGGTGCGTTGTTAGTGTACCAACCTTTTCCACAACCATTAAAGTCTGGATTGTATTGGTCATTTTTTTGACAATTAAAATCAGGGAAGTTTTTAAATTTGTTATCAACCATGACTCCATTTTTTTCTACTTTATCTGGTGCTTCTTCTTTAGCTACTCTGTTGTCTTTAATATAACCAGAGTTCTGACACTCTGGGCATACCTTCTCTGACTTATCAGTAACTTCTCCGAATACTTCTTCAACTATATCTTTAGTTGTTTCAGGTTCGGAAGTATCTTCCTTCAAGTAATCCTCTACTCGTGTAAGAAAGGTACTCATGTTATCAGCAGTCCATTTGGTTATGTCCTTATCAGCAACATTCATATTAACTAACTCGTTGTATGCTCTCTTCTTTAAAGAATCTCTTTGGTTCTCATCAGGTATCATAACTTCAAGACTATGGTTTAACTGGTCGGCAACTGGTGATTTCTTTTCATCATCAGATACCATCTCACTAGCTATATCTTCCATCTTCTTTACTTCCTCTTTAGATAATTTAGGTGGTGTTTTCTTTTCAACCTTAACCTCATTAGGTACAGATACCTTTTTCATTTCTTCTTGAGTTGGTCTAGGTTTTTTATTACCTTGATACTTCCAGTTAGCCAATGCTCTACCTATTGCACTAGACTCACAGTTCTCAAGCCATGCTTCATTGTTAGCGAATCCACCTAGTCCTTTTGTTTCTTGTGCTAGTCCACTTGATACTGGTGTTTCATCTTCTTTACTTATAAATAGTTCTGCTTTAACTATTACCATAGTTCCGTCATCACTACTGCTTACTACATCAGTATTGATACGACCTTCTGGATTATCCTTCCAGAATTTCTTTAATCTATCTTCTACTAATTCATAATTATCTAAGTTAAACTTAGCCATTATTCCTCCTCATTTTTGTTTGCTTTAAATCGTGTCTTATGTCCAAAGAGAATATTATATATGCGTTGTCTAGTAAGACCTACGATACTTCCTAATCGGATTGCACTAAATCCTTTAGAGAAAGCATATGATATAAGCATATCTCTTTGTTCGTGTAAGTTGTTCAAACCTTTTTGTGCTTGTTCAACTTGCGACTTCATATCTATTAATCGTTCTTCTATCTTATCTTCAGGTATATTTTCAATGGGATATTCAATACCATTAACATAACTTTTACCATCTACTATTTGATATACTGACATTAATTTTCTCCTTTGCTTTTTATTTTTTCATTGTGAATAGCTATTGTTTCTTTTCTTTTTTCATCTAGATTCTCTAAGTCTTTTAAAAACTCAGGGCTTAGTTCTCCTATTGGTTCATAGTATTCTTTCTTACTATATAAATAGATTCTATATTCTCTAGTAAATATTCTGAATCTAAATAGTGTCCTTGTTTTTCTATCTATTGTCCAAGGCATTACTCCTCCTCCTCTTCTTTATCTAGTTGCACTTCTTTACCTTGAAACACAACATTATCTTTTTCTTTCTCTAGCTTTTCTAAAGCTATACGTGTTTCGTTGTGGTCATTAACAAACTTATCAACTAACTCTGCTATCTTTTTTGTATTTGTTTTATTAAGTCTAATACTTGTTTGAGACACTTCTTGTCCACCACAAGCGTTAGCTAATTTTATGCTCCATTTCTTTAAAGATTTAGGTTCATAAAATATATTGGTAGTATCTACCACTCTTCCTCCTTTTATTCTCTGTTCTTTAAACTGTTTCTAGCTTAGGTATTTCTATTATCTTAACTAGAAACATATCTCCGAAGTCTTTAAGTTCTCTGACCTTAACAAGTGCATCTTGTTTTGAATCATAGCTCCAAGTTTGTACTCCTCCATACACACTTAGACTTCGTACTTGATATATCATAGCTCTCCTATGTAATCTATGGTTTAATTATATACTGTTCGTTATTTTAATGTCAACAATACTAAACATTATTTAATTAAATCCTCCTATTCTTCTTCTTAATATATAAACACGTAGCTGGAGGTAAGGGCTAATACCTCCAGTCAACGTGCAACTAAGGGGGGTTAGTTTAAATCCTTCTCTATATCTTTGAATCTTAAATCTGTTAGCTTATCTATCACTAGATTAGGATTCTTTTTAAATTCTTTGTTATTAAATTTAATCCAGTATTCTTTAGCCATTTTTTAATTCCTCATTCCTCTCTTGCTTTAATCCAACCCAGTAAGCTATGTCAGTAGTGCTATGCAGTAACCAACATATAACTAAAGTTGTTAATCCTATGCTTAACGTTTGTAATTCAGGACTCATTATTCTTTATCCTCTGCCCATACATCTCTGTCTATGACTTTTGTATATGGTTTATCAACTGTATCTCGGTCATATTCCATATCTTCAATAGCTTGTTCCTTACTATTAGCTTTAACTGTATATCGTTTAGTTGTAGTTTCAATTACATAATATTCTTTAACTATCATTATTTATTCCTCACAATCTTTATGTTTTATGTCATAATTACCTAATGTTTCAAAACCTAAATCTAAACTATCTACTGTTGTATCTTTAGGTATATCTTTCTTACAAATATCACAATAATATCTTTCTCTTTCTGCTACTTGTTCAATATATAAAGCCATTATTTATTCCTCTCTTTCTTTATTCTTCTTCTTCATCTTCGTTATACAATTCAACTTCTTCTTTAATAGCTCTGTCTAATGCTTGTACAATAGGCATACTATTAAACAATTGTTCCTGTGTTGCTCCCCATTGAGACCAACTATTATTAATATCATTATCTATACGAAACTTACTTTCAATTCCTTCAATCTCAATAGTTCCTTCAATAGTTATTAATTTAGCCATTATTTATTCCTCTCTTTCTAAAATATCTATTGCGTATTGCAATCCTTCATAAAATCCTATCTCCCAACTCTGATTATCCATTGGCTCTGCTCCACTAATTTTTTTAATATGATTTTTGTCAGGATATTTTTCTTCCCAAAACTCTTCACTTTTTTTTTGTCTGTCGTATAAGATTTTTAATAATTTAACTTTCATTATTCTTTATCCTCCTCTAAATGTTCTAGCCAATCTTTTGGATTCATGTCGTTTACAAAATCCTCTGCATCAGCTTGATTAGTTGCATCAAACTTGACCACTATTTTGTATGGCTTTAAATTGTTTTCATCATAGTTAGACTTTTTAATTCCCATTATTCCTCTCCTATTGGTGCAGAATCTTTGAACCTATCTAAGACTACAAGTATCTTAGATTCACTAGACCAATTCCAATCAGCATATATACCATGCTCATTAAGAACCTCAATTAATTTTAGGTAATCCTTATGAGTTGGTGCATAGTGTTGGAGGTATAAGTATTCTCCTCTATGCTCCTCATAACCATAACCAAAATCCCACCTCTCAGAATCTCGGTTCTCTTTGTATGCTTGTCTATAATCATCTTTGTCTTGTATGTTATAGGTAACTCTCGGCTTATTCTCATCATTGAATTGACTACTTCCGAAGATACAACTACCACAACAATCGTAATCTACTTCTTTAGGATTCTTAGCAATCCAGTTAGTAGTTGCATCAAGGTAAGCCAATGCTTTATCAAGTGCAGGTAGTAGATTCTTTTTTCTTGTATGCTTAGATGAATCTATTTTGTTTCTATCTCTCATTAATCCACCAACTCATTAAATTTATTCCAATTTATTTTGCCATCTTTATCTAATAGTTCTGCATCTATTAATGCTTTAGCAGTCCTACCATAATGACCTTGCAATGACCATGCTTGACCATTACCTACTAAATGGCTATACAATTCTAAAGTCTTTTTATGGTCTAGCTCTCCATTCTCATAGGCAATTATATAATCTACGTAATCTGTTTTTGTTTTAGCCATTAGAAAATCCACCCACCTACTACGTTCACGTTATCTAGTTCAGCTCTCTTTTTAAAAGCATCAACTTCAAACGTATCACCTTTATCTAGTCCGTGCTTGTCTCTTAATATGCTTAGGTGTCTTGAAGTTGTAACTGAAAAATGTTCTCCAATTAATACGACTCTTCCACTTAAGCTGATATATCCTATACAGGTTGCATAGGAATAATATTTAGTTACTCCGTTTTCTATTCTCCTGGATAATGAACCAGTAGAATTTATTTTAGTCTTAGGCATTTCTGCCACCTCCTTAGTTTGTTTATACATTATTCTTTCTCTTTATCTTTTTTATCCAAAGCTATGCCGTAATCAGTTACAGGATTCGGATTTGCTTTTACCATATCTCTCATATCTTTCAGCACTTTAATCATATTGTCTAATGTGTAGATTACTTCATCTCCACCTAAAGCAATGCCACTACCTTGGTTGCTAGTCCTTAAGTTCCAAACAGTATGCTCTTTCTCACCATCTTCAATGGCAAAATAGTCATAGCTATAAGATAACTCAACAGGAAAAGCAATTCTCTTACTTGACTGGTTACAAAGTTCATATTTATAAAATGTTCCTTGCTCCAGTACTTCCTTTTTTTGCAAGTCTCCTTCTTCATCAGTTAGTCTTATACTTCCGTAAGTACTACTCGCATCTTTTTTAAAAGTCATTTATGACCTCCTCCTTAGTTTGTTTATCCATGTAAATAACAATATACATTTAATATTTTTATCTCAATTTCTTTTTATTATTTTATTTATTTTTGTACATATAACTTTACAAATGTGCTAGGGAATACCTCTTTTATATCTACCATATATTGTATGCCTTTAAATCGTTTCTAATCGTTTTATATGTCATCATATATATACATATCCATATAGGTCTTACTTCTCTCTATGGTTCTCTATCGTGGGCTAAAGGGCATAAAAAAATCCCCAGAATTAACTGGGGATTTTCTTTTTAGCTTAGGTTCTTACTTAATTTTGTTTAGGCATCTTTTACAATTAACTCGGCTGAAATTATCTTCAGTAACTTCAGGAGCATCATCTTTATTATATGCTCTGAAATCAATTCCACATATTCCAGTTACATAAAAAGGGTTTCTATCCTCAGCGTAAGAGCGTTCCTCATTAAGTATATGAGTTCTCTGGCTTTTAGGTTCGTGACCAGAAAAATGACTCTGGTGTGGTCTGCTTTCTAATAACCTCATAATTCCTCCTTAGTTTATTTATTACTGTCATCTATTGTATACAGATTATAAAGTTAGTGGAGTTTATTTTATATTGTTTAAAGCATCTATCCTCCTGTTGTTTCAGTTTAAAAATAGTACAGGATTCACACAGAATGATACATACAGGATATGGTATGACTATATATGGTGTAGTTTTGTACACATACAACATATGGTATAGGGCAATAATGCAGGGATAATTCTAAAGGGGGGGTTCAATGCGACCTCCCTCTTTCAAACTGTTGTAGCCTCTAAAGATATGCTGTTAAAGGGGTACTATATATTGTGGTACTAGATATAGTAGGGTACTTAATTAAAGGTATATAACAGTAAACAACAATTTACTTTATAAAAAAAACAATAATAATAAATAAACAATAAGTAGACACAACGAACCCTGTGCCACTCCCAACCCAACCGAGTGCTTCTGTTTAGTAGCTTATTTATCATATGTGGAGTAATAGCCTTTAACGCTAGTTATGATGGTCCTGCTAATCCACTTTGATTTGAATGTTTAATCAAGAATCCTTTTCTAAAAGCAGGAAGGACTCCTTACTTGATTTCTACTATAGCATAACTTTTATTTTTAGTGGTAATATTTTATTAGGGAGTGTTGATTAGTAAGAGTTTCCTCCTTTCGCTTACGCCCTATCTCGGCACTCCCTACCTTTTATTACACATAATTTTTCACTATGGTATTATTTATCTATATAAAGAAAAACAAAATGAAACATTTGTGATTTCATTTTGCCTCCTTTCTTTGTTTATGCTAGTACGTACGTATGAGTCAAGCCCTCTAGCAATAGAGGGTAAGGCTTCTTAAAAAAAATTTTTTTTACACCCCATAAGAATTTAATGATTATACTATAGAGGTACAATATAATAACAGTACTGGACATACTGTACATTTGCAGAACCTCACGCAAGTGAGGTTTTGTGTTATGGTGAGAATATGAACAAGAAAATAGTGAACTGTGGTTCTTGCAATAATCCTCTTAAGTTTTTCCGAACGTTTAAAAAATGTGTTAATGTAGGTTGTGTAGATTACAACAAACATTTGAGGAGATATGATGCCAATAAGCAAAAAAGGAATGAAGAAGAAATATAGTTCCAAGCGTAAAAAATCTAAAAAATAGTGTCAAAGAAATTATGCTACGCAGCAGGGTGCCATAGACCACTACCTCCAAAAGCTAGGAAGTTCTGTAGTGTCCGTTGTAGAAATAGAATCAGTCAACAGATTAAAAGAGCAAAACAAAAAGGTGTTGAGTGGTCTCAAGAAGAAGATACCTTAAGCATACCTAGTCAGAAAAAAACAGTACAGACAAGACGAGGCAAGGTCTATGAGGACTTAAAAGAATCAGGATTAGCTAAAGAGATACTAGAAAAGAAACTAACTATGTCTGAAGCTGCAAAAGTATTAGAGACATCAGTTGCCTCTGTGTCCATGGGTTACAATGCCTATGTAGAAGATTTAGAAAACGAAGAAGAGAAGAAGGACTGGGAAGTACCACAGGTTGCTGAAAAAACACTAGAAGACTTTAAAGATTTTAGAGAGAGATATTTTCAAACTGAACAAGGTGTACCTTATGAGACACCAGACTTCCATATCAAATGGATTAAATCAATTTTAGAATCTATAGATGCAGGTGAGCAACAAATGATTCTATCACCACCACGACATGGTAAAACAGATTTGCTTATCCACTTTGTTGTATGGCTTATCTGTAAGAACCCTAACATGAGAATTTTATGGGTAGGTGGTAATGAAGACATAGCTAAGAACTCTGTTAGCTCTGTTATGGACCAACTAGAAAATAATGAATTATTAATAGAAGAGATATGTGGACCTGGACCAAAATTTAAACCACAGAACAGAAGTGGTAAGGCTTGGTCATCTACAGAGTTTACTGTAGGTACAAGAACAGTTACTGGTATTAAGAGTCCTACAATGATTGGTATTGGTAGAGGTGGTAAGATTTTATCAAGAGACTGTGATGTAATTATTGCAGATGACATTGAAGACCACAGTTCTACTATGCAACCAGCATCAAGAGACAATACAAGAAACTGGTGGACTACTACACTATCAAGTCGTAAAGAGGAACATACAGCTATGATTGTTATTGGTTCAAGACAACACTATGACGATTTATATTCACACTTACTAGACAACGAATCTTGGAAAACAATCGTAGAAGAAGCACATGATACAGGATGTGTTAAAACAGATTGGAATGAAAAAGACCATGTAGATTGTATGTTATGGAGTTCAAAGAGAACATACAAATGGTTAATGGATAGAAAACGTGCTGCAGAAACTACAGGTGGTAGAGCTATTTATGAAATGGTTTATCTTAATGTAGCTATGCCAGATGGACTAGCTTTATTTGATAGAGTTGAAATAGAAGAGTGTAGAGACCAGAAGAGGGATATAGGGCAGATACCTAGAGGCACACGCCTTATTGCAGGACTT